CTCAACATTTTCATCTGGGCGACAACCACCTAAATCAAAAAAAACCAATACATCACCCCTATAACCAAGATTATCCCAATTTAAATAATCAGTTGATTTAATATTCAATTCATTTATTTCATTTTTTATTAGATACAATTCCATCCAAAATTTATGTGCATTTTTTCTCGTTTCGTAATCATAGCCTAAAGCATCGTCGGTTAATATATGATCAATTGCATTTTTATACATTTCTAATGTATAATTTTTATTCTTTAATTTTGATATAAAATTAAAAACACTATCGAATAAATCCCACTTTTTTAAAATATCACTACCAACATCATAGTATTGTTTAAATTCTGAATTACGTGTTGTATCAATATATTCCAAAACCAATATAAAAAACGATAAATTCTTTTCAGTATTAAAAACTTTATAGAGTTTATAAACATGGACTAAATGTTTTACAGCATTATTAACACCCATAATTTTTATCCCAGAATCAATTTCACATGGGTCTACTGTCAATTTTAATACCTTATCCCCCGCTCTATATGCATGTCCAAAACCACCACCTTTTATATATTTTAAACCACCCAAACCCAACATTTCGCTTAAATCATTAGCAATGTTATACCAATAATTTAAATCAACAAAAGGACTATTATATTTATCAACTTTAGGTATTGCATCATCATCAATATCTTCTGTTAATATTTCATCAAAACCAAATACACTATGTTTATTTAAATATTCCTGTAATTTAACTAAATTAGTAATGAATCTTTTTCTATCATCAATATCTGCGATATTGATTAATATATTTTTTAAATTAGATACACAATCAACATAACAATTTTCTAATTTATATATATCCTTTATTGGTTTGGATGGATATTTATCGTTTTTTAAAACAAAATTAACAAAATTTTCATTAACAGCATTAATACCATCACCAACACCATATGGTAATAATGCCCACATTGATTTTCTTATATCACCATCACCACTTACATTTGATAATATATCGTAATTACCATCAAAAAATGGAAATACTTCATATAGTTTTAAATTCCCCTTTCTTTGTGGATTATAATGCTTTTCATACACCTCATCATTGAGACCATAATCGGTAATAACAACAAGAGATTCACCATCTCGAACCACTTCGCCATAACTACTTAATCTACCAAAATCACCAACGCTTATACTAAAATTTACTACCAAATCTAACAATTCTTGTGCAAATTCATTATCATCAAATATTTTATTCAATTCGTCAACATTACCATAATAACATTTATTAGGGTTTATTGAACATTCTAAATAGTTTTTTAATTTATACAAATCATTAACATTTGTCAATTCTCTAAATCTACCCAATGATAATTTCTTTGCCCTTTCAGCAATAATCCAACTATAATCATCTGCATATTCGTATATTTTAGTAATTATATCAGGAGCATATATATCATCACTAAGTCTTATTTCAACTTCATTTTGTGCAACACCTTTATTGTTTTTTGCTATTTTAAATACTCTATAATCATCAATTTTATAAACAACTCTACCACTACCACTACCGATTTTTTCTAAATGTTCATTAGCAAAATTAATTCTACCAATAAAAGTTGATATTTTTTTAAATTTATCTAAAAATGAATTAAAATCGAAATTAGACATAAAATTAATATTATTTATTTTTATTATTTTAATAATAAATACTAATTTATGTGAAAACGGGGTGATTTTATTTCACCCCGTTTTGTTTCGATTTGGCTTTTATTTCTTTTAAATAATCGTAAACAATTTTTTGTATTATTTCTTTATTATCATTTAATGATTTTTTTATTCTTTCAATTGTATACATTTCAATAATTACATTTTTTATTGTATCTTCAATTATTGGGACTAAATTATCACCAAGAAATTCAATTATCAGTTCTTTCATTTTGTCACTTAATTGAACACCATTTGAAGTTGTATAGTCAGATGTTTGTTTATTATATAAATTAGCACCACCATTATTAAAAACATTATTTTGCACGTATTTTTCAATTGAATCTGCAAGAGTTTCTTGACGTTTCTTATCTAAATCCATATAAAATTTATCATCTCTATCATTCAAATCAATATTATTAATTGGTCTATTAATATTATTCTGTTGCAGATGTGGTGGTGCTACTTCTGGAATATTTTTATATACAATTTCATCACCCTTTTTTTTCGATACAGTATTATCCACATGTTTTAACAAAACGGTTGATTGGGTTTCACGACCAGTATTTAACGATTCTAATAAACCATTTAGGAAAACAAATTTAGGTGCACTATTTGGTGTTGTCACATCCCCCTTTTTTTGTTTTTTATTTTCAATTTCACTCTTTAATTTATTTAAATCTAATTTATTCATAGTATAAAAAAATATAAAATTTTATTATTTATTATAAATACTGATAAAAAATAAAAAAGTCTTTATGTTATAAAAATTTTACCATTGAATAATTATCATCAAATTCAGATATTAAAATAAATCCCTTTTTTAAATATAAACTAATTGCATCATAATTATTTTTATAAACAATTAACGTTATTATATTAATACCTAAATTTTTCTTTACATAATCAAAAATATTATCCAACAATTTACTAGCATAACCCTCACAACCAAATGATTCAAATGCCACTAAATCGTATATTGAAACGTATTTTTCATTGAATAATTCATTTGGTGACTCAATATTATATTTTAACTTAAAAAACAAATCATTTCCAACCCAAAATTCAAATACATTTTTCTTGGCAATAAAACGATTATCACGTAACAATTCTTCACTTATTTGTTGTTTAATATTTCTTTCAATATATTTATTATATAAATCAGATAAATTACCAACGATGGCATAATCAGGTATATCAATACCATATTTTTTCTTTGCAAAATCTATTTGTTTTTGTGTTACTAATTGATAATTGTTCTTACTATCAATCACAACAATAAAATTGCTTTTCTTTTTCTTATAAAATCTGTTGGCTAGATTTACTAATGTTGATATATCAGTACTTGTAATTTGTTTTCTATATTTATTACCCCTTTGAATACTTTGCCATTTCTCTCTTTCAATATCTGATGGTTGTGTTGTAGAAGTAGCATTATAGTAGTCAACATCATATTTATAATCAAAATTGGGTTCATTCTTTGTCGACACATAAACATCAATACTACTCATATCATCATCACCACCCTCATGATAACCAGCAGGTATCATAACCAAACCATTACTATCAACAAATTTTTTACCAGTTGGATATATTCTACTAATTCTATCCACACGAAATAATCTCCAACCGGGTTTTGTACCCTCATTATCAACCCAATAATCATGTTTTAAACTATCTTTACGTGTTGGTCTATTATCAAAATGCCAACTATTCATCGGATTATCTTGCCACGCCCTTAAAACACGTTTACCTGTTCTTTTATCAGTACCAAGAACATATGGTCTTACAACCCTATATCCTCTAGCGATTTTATCATCACCAACATAATATAAATATATCCACTCATGATTATTAATTGCATCAATAATACTATTTTCAGCAACACCTTCATTAAGCAGATGTCTAAATTTTTTTAAATAATTAAAAAATAATTTACCTTCCATTAAAACTCTAAATATTAGCAATTACTAACACCGTAATCACAATTCTTATTAAAATCATTTTTATTCATTAAATTATTTCTTTTTTCAATATCAAGAGACGTGCCGATACTTTCATTATACAATCCCCTACCATAATAATCACCATCAGAAAGTGCACGTGAATGTGTGTCACCATACGAACAATTTTCTGTGTATAATGATTCGTTTCTATTCAAGTTACAAATACGATATTTTTCACTATCATCCAATAAACAATATGTTGCCATAATATTTTTATTTTTATTATTTTATAGTTATTTTATATAAATACTAATACTTTTTAAATGCAATTGTTACGTATTCAATTAAATGTGGAACTGTATCTAAATAATTAATTTCCGATATATCAAACCACCCAAAATTAGTGTGTTCATCATTTAATGTGATATTTAAAGGATCACCACCATATTTTCCACCAAACAAATATTCAATACTATCATTAAAACGTTGTATACTAAATACAAAAGTTAAATCATTAACATTTATTCCAATTTCTTCACCAATTTCACGTTTAATTGCCACTTCAGGTGTTTCGCCCTTTTCAATACCACCACCAACTAACGCCCATTTACCGGGCATCCATTGATTGGGATTTAACGATCTTTTTAAGAGTAATATTTTATTATCCTTGTTCACAATAATTGCAACAGCATTTTTTTTCAATTCTTCTTTATTTTCATTTAATTCAACATGATTTATTCTTGGTGTTTTATATGGATTTAATTCAGAATTCACATTTGTTGTTATGTCTCTTTTAATTTCACGACTTCTTTTAACTGAAACTCTTTCTGAATTCAAAGTACTCTCGATAAAAGAACGCATCAAATCACCACCAGCAAGATTATATTGAATAATATTATCTTTACTTTTATCAAAGTAATCAAAATAATTTTTTAATCTTTTTAATTCTTGATATGTTAAATAACCGTTTTTTAAAATAAATTTAGCACGTTTGACACCCTCACCAGATGGATTACTTATTAAAGTAAATTGAATATGTTTTAATATTTTTTCTGGTATTTTATATTTATTATTATATAGTTCTGAATTCATATCATTTTCTCTCTAATAATTTAATTAATTTTTCTCTATTTTCAATATCTAACCTATTAATTAAATCAGCAATTTTTTTTATTTTTTTATCCAAAACATCATTGCCTTCTATTTTTTTTGATAACTCATCCTCAAAATTATCTTCAAATATAATATCTTCAATAATACTACTCTCATCAACATTTTGCATCGAATCAATTGCCTTTTCAAAATGTTCATTAACTATTTTCATCAAATTTTTAGCGTTATTATATTGTATTTCTTTTAAATCATCAGGTAATGATTCATATTTTATGTTATATAATTTCCTATAATCAGATTTAAGTTTATTTGGATTTTTATAATAAAATTTTAAATTTTCAACATATTTTTCATATAGAAATTTAGCAACATCATTAAATAAATTCTTCTGTTCTATATTATCTTCCTTACCTTCCATGAAAGGCATTAATGTAAAACCAAATCTACCTAACATATCATAACGATATGGCTGATTACCAACATTTGCATTATAATCAGTGGTTCTACTTGATGCAGTATCCAAATCAACACCATTTTGAGGTATTTTATCTGCACCAATTAATTCACCATCACCATCAATAATTTCGAATAATTCTTTCTTTTTTATTTTCATAACATTACGATTTTATATAAATACTTATAAAAAATTAATACGTGTCATCAATATAATCATCCACATCAATATATTCGTCATCTAATTCATTATCATTACTATTTTCATTAACAAAATCATTGAATGCCATTTCAGAATTTTCTATTTGAGAAAATACAGTTTCCATTGTAGCGGATAATGGTATACCATATTTTTGTTTAAATTTCATGAATAATTCCAATCTTTTATTTAATTGTTTTTCTAAAAATAACTCTCTATCTGTTTTATCAAGTTCACTTTCTTTTAAATTATCGATTGGTTTTTTATTTTCTTCATATCTTTTATCTAATTCAATTTCAATTTGACTTTTAGGTACTTCAACATCATATCTAATTGTTTGTAAATAAATCCCATTATACTTTGCAATATTATATTGTTTACCATTTTTCACCAAAACATAATCACCAATATTATAATTATCATTAATAGATTTAATTAAATTCTTGTTTGCTTTTTTCATTTTTTCATTTAAATAATTCAACGCATTTTCATAAATTTCATAATGCACTTTATAATCATCAAACATTTTAAAACCATTCCACACCTTTCTTGGATCATATCCAGTTTTATTCCAAAAATCAACCTCAGATTTTTCCAAATACAAAGATTCTTCAAAATCATCTAAATCAAATGATTTCAATTCTAATTCATTTTTTAATGGATTAAATTCTGATTTTATTAAATCACCATTTCTATTAATTTTAACTAAAATTCTATCAGCAACATCTGATTCAAAACCAACTAATAATGTTTTAACCCTTTTATTAAAAGCATCCAAGTATTTTACATAATTATATTCTTTGGGGTTGTTTTCAGGATTATTTAAATCAACTAAAACTGCAGCAAATCTCTTTTTACCCGTTTTTTTATCAACAATAATACTTGAATCCCCATGCGATTTATTATAACCACAATTAACATAATAAACATAACTATCTAATTCTGGTTCTGGTGGCATATAATTCGAAACTAATTTCATTTTTTCTTCAATAGTAATATTATCATTCACAACATTATCTGCAAATTCAGTAATATGTTCTTCAAATAATTTTTCGGCAATCATTTTTCTTTGTTCAATAATCAATTCCATATGGGCTTGTTTACCTTTATCTCTACCATTCTTATCCATACCCCTATTTAGATACCCCTTAATTGTTGTTTTCACCCTACTTTTACTTGCAATTTTGTGTAGTGGTATTTGCATATATCGAATATCATCAACATAATCGTAATAATATTTAACAAATTCTTCACCCTTACCGTGTAATATTAAATCCAAAGCCTTGTCAATAAATTCTTCGATATATTCGGGCATCACATTCGATTTAATAGTATTGCCAGTTAATTTAATTTTTTCTTTTAATTGTCCAGTTTTTTTATCTTTAACTTCCACTAATGTTGCATAGTTAATACGAGATAAATTTAAACAAGATATACTATACCCATCATTATCAACTTTCATATATGGCGGTATCATTTCCTCAGCATTAAATTTTTCAATTAATGCATCAATACCCGTAAATCCACGATATTGCCACATATTTTCAATTAAATCTTCAGGTTGATTATAATAAACATTATCATCACTAACACGAATTGTTGTTGTATCTGGTATTTGAAAATTAATACCATCAGTAACCGCTAATAATGGTTGGCAATTATATTTTTTAAACCAACTAATTGCATGTCTTAATGATAAACGACCACATGATGTAATTCGTGCAGCACAATTATTATCAGACCAGTTAAATGAAATGTTAGAACCTAATGCACCGAATAACGAATTATTCAAAATTTTTATAGGTAATTGTTTTATTTTAGCCTTTAAAACATCATCTGTCTGTATGTTATTATTAATAATTTTTTCAAAAAAATCATGATCAATTTGTTCTAATAAACCAACTTCTTCATCACTAAGATTACTATTACTTGCAATATGTTTATATATATTACGTGTTGTTATAAAATACAGCAACATTTTTTTCATAACACCAGTAATATCAAAATCAGGGAAAATATCCCATGTAAGTTGAAGCATTGGATATAGCGATGCGTAATCGATTTTTATAATTCTTTTAGAATAACCCTTTTTAAAACACCTTGATAAACCACCACTAAAAAATTCATATTCATCTGATTCAGGTATTGCAATATCATTTTCATAACTCCACGCAGTTAATAATATGTTCCAAATACTCGCAGTACCCATAGTACAAATACGCTGATATGTGGTTGGTACATTTTTAGCAAGCATGAATGATGTTTGATTATACAATTCATCAATTTGATATGTTTCCCATAAATCGTCTAATAGATATTGTTTAACTAAATTTTTACCACTAATAAATCTATTCAAATTTTTTGGTAACCCCTCATTCTTATACCAATAAACAAAATTTTTATTTTTATTTAAAATATTTATCTTTTTTTTATTATATTCAATATCAGATAATTTTGATTTGTTCACTTGTAAAATATATAATTCACGTGCGATTGTTTGAAACTCGTCTGGTATTTGTATATACTCATTCTTATCATTTATAAGAAAAATTTTATTTTCTCTATAATATTTACCAATCGTATTATCTTCACCATCAATATATGTTCTATTTGGCTTTGCAACACCTTCAAATTTTGCTAAGTACTTCAAGCCAGTTTCTTTTATATCTCTATTTATTGCTGCTGTTCTTTTTGCACTATGTAAAATATCAATTACCGAATATCCCCACATATTTGTCCACGTATACTTATCTGTAGTACTACCATATTTTACTGATGTATTTGGTACTCTTTTTAATGGTATATCGAATTTAAGCGATGTGGGTATTTGTGATAAATCCATTCTTAATAACTTAGCACGACCTAAAATAAATTCAAAGTCAAACATTTCAGAGTTAAAACCCGCAATAATTGCAGGTTTTAAATAATTTATGAGATTAAAAAAATCTTGAATTAATTTTATTTCAGCATCATCATCATCAAACTTATCAACATCTAAAATAGTTTCAAATCCTTTATTACTATATATACCAATTGATAAAATACGATGTATCTGATACCTTAAACCTTCTGTTTCAATATCAAATATTAATCGATGTATATTTTTATAATCATCAATGCCTTTATATAATCTAATTCCAGTTGATATTAAAAATTGTTCTGTTGTTTTTACTGAATAAAACAAATGCTTATTTTTATAAGCAATATTATTTTTATTATCTCTAACTAATTTACCATCACTATCATATAATTTTTCATACGGATCAATACCCCCGTCTTTTAAATATTCAATAATACTATTAAATGACCTGCTACTTGTTATTTTATAACAAAATCCATCAAGGAGACGTTTTTGATTACCAGTTTCTAATTTAGTTATAGTAATTCCATATTTAATTTTTTTACTTTCATGGTATTCATCAGAAACATCATCATATAATTTAATATTATACTTTGATAAATCTTTCATGTATAAAAATGGCTCATAATGAATTCGTTCAATTCTAGGTTCTTTATCAGGCTCATGTACAACACATTCAGCATAATTGGTATTTGGGTTTGTTTCAACATTAACGATATATTTATAGTCATTATTGCGACCATCAAGAAATTGTTTAATCTCTTTAAGTGTTGTATTATTATCCATATTTTTATTTATTTATTTTACGAATCAATTTTTTTGTTTTTTTATCATAACGATAAACATACTCTTCCGTTTTAAAAACATTACGATTTACCAATAAATCAACATCGTTTGGAAAAACACCTGATAACCATAATGCAGTTATTAAATTATTGGCGACTAATCTTATATATCCATTATTCCCCTTAATTTCAAAATCAAGATATTTAATATCATTTGGATTTGTTAATATTGTTTCTAATATTAGAACACAAGCATTATAAACATCAACAAAATGCTTTTTTTTTGAAATATCAACACCACTAACAATCGATTCCAACATAAAATCTGAAAATGGATTAATTCTCGCAATATATTTACTACCCATAAAATATGTATTATTTTTTATGTTTATTTTTTATCTTTTCAATAACATCATTAACGACAGATTCACTAATGTTTGATTCATAATCTTCGTTATCAATAACTTTAGTTATTTCCTTTCGTTTTGATTCAATAACATCATATACATATTCATCAATAGTATCTTTATAAATTAATGGGTATATATTAACAACACTCTTTTGACCAATTCTATGTAATCGGTCGCTAACCTGATCATATTCACCAACCGAAAATGGTAGTGTTAATATAAATAACTTATTTGCTGCCGTTAATGTCAAACCATAGTTACACGTTTGTATTGAACCGAGAAATATTTTTACTGATGAATTTATATCTTGAAAATTTTGAACAGATAAGGCACGTTCTTCAATCGTTTGATCTCCAGTATGTATTACGGCAATCTCGCCAAATATTTTTTTTAAATCATAAAGTGTATTTTTGAACATATCAACAATGACAATTTTTTCACCAGTCTCTAAAACACCATCAACAATATCAACTATCGATTTAATCTTTAACGATGATGTAAATTGTCTCAATTTAAGCATTATTGTTAATGGATTATATAATTCTTTAGATGTAAATTCATTTGCAACACCTTCTTCAATATCATCATATATTTTCTGCTCATCATTATTTAATTCTAATATAACTTTTTGGTATATTTTATCTGGTAAATCTATTAATACATCAATCTTTCTTTTTCTATGTGTATATGGTGCAATTTTATGGTACAACTCTTCAAACCTTTGTTCCATTTCATCAATAATATACCCCCAACCATTAGCAAAATCGTATTTCATACCACAATAATATTCATAAAAATGTTTTTTTGTTGGAAAATCTAATGGGGATATTTCATGCAATACTGTGTATAATTCATGTGCTCTATTAGGTGCGGGTGTTCCTGATAAAAAAATTTTACTAACATTACCATTTCTAAATAACCCGCCCTTAAACGTTTTTTTAAAATTCTTATATATATTAGTACTACTATTTTTCAATTTTTGACATTCATCACAAATTAAACAATCAATGGTATCTATATTTAATTTATCCCATTTCCGTTTATATCTCTCATAACTACTTGGATTAAAAAAATCGTAATTTACTATAATATATTTTGCATCTTTTATTGAACAAGTATTCTTATTCCAACCAACAATATGTGCTAAACTATTGGTATATTTTCCAACCTCATTATAAAAATTAAATTTTAACGAATTGGGTGTTATAACAAATACTTTTTCAAATTCATTCATTTCAACAAATGTAATGGCACTTAATGTATTATGAGTTAATATACAATGGTCAGTAGCATATAAATGGTCTTCTGAATCAATCAAAATACACTGTGCTTCTTTTTTACCCACATATTTAACATCAACAATTGCACGATTAGGTAAATATTTAGTTGGTGCAACAAATGTCTCAATTTTTCTTTTTAGTTTAAATGGAATAAAATGTGGTGGTAATTTAATGTTTAAACGATAGTATAATCTATTTTCACCATTATATTTAATCCATTTTTCATGTAATCTACCTACCCCACCTAAAGACTCTACTATAAATTGCACATCTTCAATTAATTGCTTAGAAGCCAATGTTAATTCCACAATACCGTCTTTTCGAGAATGACCATCAGTATCTAAAATACCTTGTAATAATTCTAATCTCTGCTCAATTGATGAAAACTTATAACTATCAGGTATAAATTTAGTGTATGAATTAGTACCCAATAAATTTAATTGTTTTAATTCATTAACATATACATTAAGAATTTTATTGTTAATTCTTTTTAAAGAATATTGATATTTCGCCAATAATTTTGAAATTATAATATTTTCATTTAGTCTTTTTAATAAAATATCAATAATTTCAGTATCTGCAGTAGTAAATTGAATACTATTCAAATCAATTGTACCATCACCCAATAAACACCCAAGAATATATGGATTAATTTTTAAATCATTTTCTTTAAACTCAACTGGTTGAATAATTGGAATATACCATTTATTATTACCATTTTTAAATTGTAATCCCTCATTCATTATTTCTCGAAGAGTTTTTGTCATGAAAGGTTTTTTTCGCCAATTACGAATATAAGTATTTACATTCCAAAGATGTTCATCACAGCATTCCACAGATGTTCCATCACTAAAACAAACTTCATACATATCTTTAAATCCTTGTGGATAAACGCCTAACACTTTTTTGGGTTTACCATCACTACCAATGACAAAATCATTAATTTTAACATCACCCATTTTAATCCAACCATTTGGCGTAAGTAGTTTAGAATCAAGACTTTCCGCTTTTCCCAATCCCATTTCATGTGAAATAAGTGTATTACGAGTTATATCCATAAACATCGATGAAACTATTTGATGTGGATATAATTTAACACCTTCTTTTAAATTAGAATGACATTTTTCAATGTATTTAACATACTCATTCTCTAACTCTTCCTTATATTTAACCCAATATTTTTTCTTTTCGTTTAATTCCGAAATTAATTTAAGTTTTTCTTCTTCTTTAATTTTTATTTTATTAACGTTTTGTATAAATAAATCACGACCTGCATCACCACCAAAATCAAATAATATTCTATTTGAACCTTTAAAACCCTTTATTAATTCAAATAATGATTTTGTGGTAATTTCCCAACATTTATTAATATTATTCCATTTTCGAGTATCTTGTGGTAAACTTTTTATTCGCTCTATCAATTGTTCATTATATGAAAAAGTAACACTATAAGCATCTTTCTTTCCAATTTTTTCACACCGTACCACAAACACAAAATTTTGCATAAATCATATTTTGATTTCGCAAATATATATAAAACATTTTTATTTGTCAATTAAATTACCGTTGTTTTTGTGATACTATCGAGAATTGTTATATTAATATATCTATTGTTGGGTATTGTAATACAAGTATCACTATCTAAGAAATTTATTTTAAATTCACCGTAATAACTACCGCTTTTAGATGTTTCTTTTGATTTAAACCTATATACTAACGTATATCTTTCTTCATTAGGATATTTATCTACATCATTATTGATAATTAAATCAGCACCAACGTTTGCAATACGATATACACCATTATCAGCATCTATCATCGAAAATGTAACTGCTACATTTTCAAACATTTCATCAGTAATACCGTACAATTCTCTTAATTGTTGAGTAAGTGGATATTTTAATTCAGGATATGTACTATCCTTCTTAATATAAAAAAATTTTGTATTAAATGTTGTATAATCCATTATCCTAATTCTCCTTGCTCTTCCATTATTTTTTGTGTTAGTTGTTTTCTATTTTCCTTACCCAAAAATTTTACTCTTTCTTTTATCCTTGCAGCAACACCATCACCAATTAAACCTAATATAACGGCATCAAAATTACTAAATGGATGTCCACTTATTTCATTATAAAATCTAAAAAACACATAAGTGCATAATATCGTTGTTAAATATCTTCGCCAATTATCATAAAACCAAAATTTCCACGAAAATTTCTTTGGTGTATTGGGACTATTTACATCACGACCACTTACTTCAGTTAATCCATATATCAAATAACCGATAATAAAAAACCAAAAATAACCTAATATTTCCAGTAATGTAAATTCACCAAACACAATTTTTAAAAAACCATCCATATTATTCTTGTTTTGGTATAATTCTACCTTTATTAGGTATTATTTTATTCTCTAAATTATTCAATAACTCAAACTCATATTCAGAATTTACTGACATTCTATATCCATTATCACCACTTTTAATATAAACTTCTTGAATTAACGGTTGATAATTAATATCATCAATCGTTATTAAAGTATTATCATCGATATATATTTTTTGACCAATTAATACTTGTTTAAATAATAACTCAAAAATATTTGTTTTTATCTTAGCCATAATATATTCTTCATTATTTTATTTTTAATAAATACCATCAACTAATACTTTTTTCAGTTCTATAATAAAATCATCCCACGTACCTTGTAATAATGTATATCCACTCTCTCTTAAACCACGACCCATAAATGAATTTGTTGATTCTATAAAATCCATTACACCTTCTTTTTTATCACCATAATTAATACCTTGCCTACCCATATATACCAAAGAAAATACCAACGGTTCTACTGTATTTAATAAATCTTCAGCATCTTCAAATGATAAAAACATTGGTACGATTAATTTAACATAATACCATCTTTTTACGCATGATTCAACAACAAATCCATGATGCTTATGCCACGACTGTATTAAAAATAATTGTGCTTGATCAATTGTTAATTGTTTACTATTCATTAAAAATGTTATTGCGTCAGATGAATCAATTATGGCATTGTATTTAATTGCAATATCTTTTTCAATATCTGTTAAATTTTCCCAAGTTTTTTCAAATACAATTTCTTTAATCGAATCTCGATATACTAAATAATCATTAGAAACATCTTGTCCAAACATATCCCATGTTATTATAGAACTGATATCAACATAATTATTTGGTATTAAATTATTATCATAAACAATAATAAATGGTTTATTTCCATTTAATTGTTGCACATCCCATGATGTTATATCAACACCAACAATTTGATTATTGATTTGATATGCCAATAAATATTTTTTCATATTATAATACTCTTATTAATTCTAATGATGCATCTCTTATATATAAAGTACCTTTATTTTCTTGTGAAAATTGTAAATTTATCGTATGTGTTGTTTCAGTACTAAATGTAATAAACATCATTCTAGTACTATAACTCCAAGTAGTTGAGTCAGATAATTCGAAATTATGAATATCACCCAAAACATTTCCATCAACTAACACTCTACTTATTAAATCAGATGTGTTTGTCTTCTTATTCATACCATAACTAACCATAATTCTATAAGTACCGATTGGTAATATTGATGTAACTAATGTTAATTTATCATCAAAATCAGGAAAAACTAAGGTTGTTGTTGTCGTCGTCAAATCTTGTGCATAATGAAATTCACTACCATATACATGATATTTTAAACCACTATTTGCTATTTTTTTTGTATTATTATCAATAACAACAAAATTTTGTTGATTTATATCTGGTGTTACATCACCTAATTTAGTAACACCACTTATATTTACATCACCACTTATTGTACCACCACTTGGCTGAGATATTCTCATAAGTGTACCATTGCAATCAACACCAACTGCACTTGATGTGAGACCAGATAATTTTGGTATTGTAACATTACCAGTAAAAAAATCTCCACAAATCAACACATAGCATCCCAATTCATAATAACAATTTCCTAAAATAAATTTACCAGAATCAGTATTTTCACACCCAACACCATGACCAATAAATATATTTAAATCTCCACAACTATTATAACCAGCACTAGTACCAATCATTATAGTACTACAACCACAACTCGTTACTCCTGCAAATGAACCAATTCCAATATGTGTACTACCACTACTAGATAATTCAGCAAGATATCCTAATGCAGTAATATCACAAGTAATCGAATTTCTACCAGCATAACCACCAACAACGGTTTGAAAATAATTATCGTAACAACTACCAGCATTAGCCCCTATAGAAACACCATGCAACGTATTTGACCTCGAACTATCACCAACTGCAACACTACTTAATTTATACGTTTTCGAATACGAACCAATTGCAACACTTTGTTGACCACATACTATTGATGAATTACCAATTGCAATTGAATTACTACTAATTACTTGTGATAACGCACCAATTGATATTGCACAACGTGTTGTTGCACTACTACAATAACCGATTGCAATTGAATTACAACATTTTGAATAAGCATCACTACCTATAGCAATTGCAGTAATATCTTCCCCTAATCTAATTTGCGTTATACCACTAATATCATAACCATTATTGGAATTAATAACACCACTTTTTTTAACATCTAAACAACCATATATATTAGTACAACCCGATAAATTAAGAATATCACCTTCAAGTTGTTCAAATTTTGATTTATCTAAATTGGGTTTAGTATCTAAACTCATAGTATATTATATTGAATTATATTTTATTTTATTTATTTAAACATCAACAGAACCACCAAATTTTGGTAATGTTTTTGCATAATTATATGCTTGTGCAATAAAATTATCGGCATTTTCTGATAAATCAGGTTTAAATGTAAAAACAAAACTATCAATTGGATTAGGATTTTTCATATGTGCATAATTCACATCCTTAAATACCTCAATATGACACATTATTTCATCCTTACCACCGACAATACCACTACGTGGATTAATTCTCCAGTATGCGTTATATATTACAATACCAAGAGATTGATTGTTATAATTCATTTGTAATGCCATATTATTCCGTATTTATTCAAATATAAATACAAAAAATATTATAATAATTAAATTTATTATAATTATCTTCTTAAATAATTTCTATATGTATATAATCTATCAACCCAAATAACATTATCCACACCAATTTCATCAATAATATTTAATATATAAGGTATTTCTTCAAATCTTTTTACATTTTTTATCCATCTTGTTTTACATTTTTTTGGCACTACAAATTGTGCAGTATCTAAATAACCATTTCTAATACAATTAATATTTAGTGTATTTATTCTTCTTGTAAATTTACTACTATATTGATTAAATATTATTAATTTACTGTAATTATAGTCCATATACCGACAAATTCTATCATATAATTTAGGATGAATTATATTATCATCATCTAAATAATATAAATAATCACCATCTGCGTGTTCTATACCAATATTTCTTAGCATACCACCCATTGGATCACCAATTTCACGAACTTTATTATATAATTTTATTGGTATGTTTTGTTCATACATCAATATTCTTTTATCGACGCTTTCACCATCAAAAACAACAATCCATTCAACATTATCCGTTTTCAAATCAAGTATTGATTTATATATTGTCGGTAAATTATATGGTCTACTACATGGTGTTATTATCGATAATCTCATAAATAAAGTATATTAATTAACATAAATCCGTTTTTAACGCATCAACAAAAGCCGACCACACAATATTTTTCGACGAAACACCACAAATATACAAACCAACACTTCTTGACGTAGGTCCTGATAATAAACAAACATCAACATCAGCAACGGACATTGACGAATCTTTATATGTTGTTTTTGTTGGTGTACCAACAAAGGTTATTAAATCACCACAACAAGTATATTTAATAAGACCATTTAGTATAAACGCTGCCGAATCACCAGAAACCGCACCAATTCCTGTTACACAAATATTATACAATAGATTAGCAAATTTATTACCAGATAATACCATATTCCAAATAACATTCGGTGATGCGTCACTTGTTGCCAAACATTTAATATATTCATATCTTGTAACATATTCCTTACTTATCGAATCTAAATTATTATTAAATACAAAACCATTAATAACACTACCTATTGATGATCTTATTCCATTATTAACAAAATTAGCATAATTTGTTGTTGTTATACGATAATTCGGTAATAATAAAACATCACTGTTAATACATAACGGTATTTCCGAATTAATTTTATTATACCCTAATATACACTCATAATTATAATCAGCACAATATCCAATACTTAAATTAGTACCATTTAACATTTCATATGAACATGTTCCAAAAGTTATATAACCATCATAACCCGTATCATGATAATCATGGTCTTTTATAATAGTAAAAATATCGTTATTTGTTGGTGTATATCCAGTCCCCCATGTAAAACCACTAACAGAATCATCCCAATATAAATTAGTTACACCAACCACACCATTATCGTTAAATAAAGTTGCAGCATTATTACCATTAATTAAATTAGATTGTTTTAATTCATTGGTATTAATATCATAATAAACAACATTATTAGTTTGTGCATTAGTTAATCCATTAATAAATGTTTTACCAGTAATATGTAACTCATTTGATATATATTTAATATTCGGTTGTGAACATATTGTGGTATCATCAACATATGTACCAATACCACCAACAACATTTCCAACCCAACTAACACCACCACCAGTACCCCCTGATGATATTCTAATTAAAGTACCGTTTGAATTAACACCCAATGCGCTTGATGTCGCACCAGTCAATGATGGTATCGTAACTTCACCACTAATGAAATTACCACAAATCAATGGATTATTATTTGCATCACTTTGTTTAATAATAAATTTACCATGTTCAGTGTTCCGATAACCAGCACATTTACCAATAAAAACAGTATAATTACCAGTATTACAAACACCAGCATATTGACCAATTGCAATTTCATTAATACCCGCATTACAAAAACCTGCATCATATCCGATCGCAATTTGTGTTGATCCCGAATTTTTATATCCAGCATTAGAACCAATACCAATCTGGTAATCACCAATATTACAACCACCAGCGTTAGAACCAATTGCAATTTGTATTGTACCAGAATTTCTATAACCAGCACGATAACCAATTGCATGTTGATAGATTCCAATATTATTACCACCACTTTCACAACCAATCGCTATTTGCGATAAACCAACATTCTTACAACCAGAACGTACACCAATCGCAATTTGTGTTGAACCAGAATTTTGAAAACCAGCATAATGACCAATCGCAATTTGATAATTACATAAATTATTAAAACCCGCACAAGAACCAATCACGTTTTGATACGACCCCCTATTATTTATACCCGCATATTGACCAATTGCAATTTGTATCGAACCTGAGTTTCTATAACCAGCACAATAACCAATTGCAGTTTGTGTCGAACCCGAATTTTCATATCCAGCAATATTACCTATACTAATTTGATATGGACCAATATTTGAATTACCAACACAATAACCAATAGCAATTTGATAAATACCTGAATTATATATACCAGTATTTGTTCCAATTGATATTGTATTATCTAAATTCGCAAACGTATTATTACCAATTGCAATTGAACAATTAGAAGTCGCCTTAGAATTACAACCAATAGCAATTGATGAATTTCCTAATCCAATTGATTTACTACCAATCGAAACTACACCACAATTTGTTGTTACACCACTATTTGCACAATAACCAATAATAATATTATCACTACCAGTTGTTAACCATCTACTAGCGCAATAACCAATAGCAACATTTCTCGCACCAGTTGTTATATTTGATAACGCACAAACACCATAAACAGTATTGTAATAATTTAATGGTGTTATTGTGCCACAACCAGCAACAGTTGAACCGCTATTCAAATTTGACCAAACACCACCTGATGGTACTTGACCATAAATAATTTCATTATTAGTTGAATCATAGTATAATGTATAATTTGACGTTCTATTCGATAATCCATTTATATATGTTTTACCTGTAATCTGTAATCCATTTGCATCATATTTTAATTTAGGTTGTGAGTAAATCAGCCCATCATTAACATAAACACCAATACCCCCAACAGTATTTCCACTCCACTTAACCACATTGGTTCTTTCAATTTTACCACTACTTTGATTATAACACAAAACATCACCATTACCATTAGGTTGATTTATAATCGCTAAATTAGGCACAATAACATAATTTGAATACGTGTTATTCTCTAAAACAACATCATTTAATCCAATAATTGTTGTATTAGAACTACCACTACAAATTATATTACCACAACCACCAAAAATATTACTATAATTACTATATATTTTATTATCATAACCAATTATTGTTGAATAGTCACAATAAACATTTGATTGTGAACCAATTGCAATACTCCCATTTTTTTCTGAAGTGGTATTATACCCCAAACTAATATCTGAAATACCAGATGCAATTGCATTTGCACCAATAGCAATTGAACCATTATTCGCAAGTGTGTTACAACCAATCTCTAATGAATTTAATTGTGTACCAGTATTAAATATAGTAACACCCGAAATACCATACCCAGTATCAGAACTTATTGTACCACCACTACAAATGCAGTTATGACCACCTAAAAATAAACAATCATTAATGTTTTGTTCAAACTGCTTATTACTTAAATTTGGTTTATTATCAAATCTCAACATATTCTTTTATTTATTAATAAATACTAAAAATATAATAATAATTAAAAAACCCATCCTATAAATTAGGACGGGTAATAAATAATAGAAAACTAATGGTTTGTTTTGTTACTTCTGTTTATTCACAGCATCAATAATCTCATTAATATCAAATACATTTAATTTATCAAATGGAAATTGTTGTATTTGTCCAGAAATATCAAATTGTTCTAAATAACTTATTTTATTAAATTCTCTAACATAGTTTGCTTTAGGTAATATATTTATATGTTCAGGATATCCAAATATTTCTGGTTTATTACCAATCCATAAAACAGTACTTTGCAAACCTAACGCAGCAGCAACATGTTGTGAAAAACTATCTATGAATAATCTTTTAGTTGATAAAGGAAATACAGCATACAATTCTCTATGAGGTAATGTTAATGGCTCAACACCTTGTAAATTTGGTTGTTCTGGTGATTTAATATGTAAAATTCTATACGTTTTACTGAAATAATTTACAAGTTTTTGCGCAGTTTCTATTGGCATATCCCTAAACCACGATTTTTTTGAATATTGTGAATTGGGTGCACCACCATGTGTTTGTAGTAACATTATTGGTCTACCATCTGGTTTTATCTTATCTTTTGCAATTTCCAATTCTCGTGGATTTAAATATATTTCTGGTTTATATCCATCCCAAGGTATATTATACATATCACACCACGATTGTGTCAAATGTTTTCTTTGTAATATATGATCCTCAGTATGATATACTTCATGTCTTAGTATAATTGTATCGTCTTTAATATAATCATCAAAAAAATACTGCATTTGACCAAATGTATAAAATCTCCAAACATTCGGATTATAGAAAAAAGGTCCATCCCAAGGTGTAACAACTATTAATTTTCTATCAGGATATTTCTTCTTAATAGCACGACAAACAGCAGTTGCCATAACTTGCTTACCATGACCACCTTCAGTATGAAATATAACAAATTTATCGTCAGGTTTTATTGTTTTATCATTATTCATATTTTTTTATTTAATTTTGCGATTATTTATTATAATTAATACGAATTTTTATATAAAATATTGAATTTTTCAAATAAAAAAATGGTGCTTAAACAAGCACCATTTTTCATATCCATAACATTTATATAATTAGCATTAATTATAGAATGACAATACTTTCCATTCACACGCACCAACACCTTCAGTGTAAATCAATTCCAACGCACCAAAATCTGTATTAATAACGGCATCATCACCACCATCAAATGATAGTGTTGGTGATGTTATTGTAATATTATTACTTAAAGCATTACCACTACCATCTTTTATCTTAACAGTTCTACCACTAACAAGACCATTACTACTTAATGTAAGCGATATTGGTTGTGATGACGTGTCAACCATAACAACATATGTATCACCAGTTAAAGTGAGTGTTGTGTTTGAATTAACAACACAAACATCATATTTATTGTTTTTATCACCTAAAGCATCACCACAAGTTATTTTTATTAATTTATCATTATTATCCCATACAAGAACATTTGGATTTGTTAATGAATACGTTTGAGGTGTTGTTTGTATTGTAACACCAGATGTATTAATATCTAAATATTTAGATGCTTCTATTGTTATACCACCATTTGAAGATGAAATAACAATATCACGATTACCAAGATCATTACGTCCTAAAAATATTGAAGATGTTGTATTACCAGAGGGATCAATAGAACCTTCATGACTTAACGTTAAACCACAATAATCTAACCAAACAACAGAACCATTAGTAGTATTATCACAATAATTACTAAAAATTATAGATGGTGATGACATTTCTATTGTAGATGAGCAAACAACATTAAACTCATTTGGTTTATCAATTGTTAATGAATATGAAGAATTACCAGAAATTGTCGTATTTTGATTTAAAACACCACCTAAAGTTATTGTATAACCCGATTTTGTTAAACCATTTTCAGCAATTACCGCACTTGCAATAATTGCATTATCAACATAACCCCTATCAACTAAACTACGTTCAACAAATGTACTACTATAATCACCACCATATTGAATACCATATTGTAATTCATTATCATTAATTATATATTGACCTGTAAATGTGGTTGTAATACCAGTTGTTGTATTAAAAAACAAACCATTATTATGATTGGTATCAGTTAAGAATAATGATAATTCTGTTGGAGTTATAAGCATATCAATTGTACTATTTCCAGAAGTTGCATATGCATTAAATGTATAAATTCCACTAAATGTGTCTTTATACGCCCCCACACCAGTAGAACAACTATTATTACTTACCACAGCATAAAACTCATCTGAAGTGAACGATAGGTATGTATTTCCAGTACCATTAAATAATAATGCGTGATTATTTATATCAACACAAGTATCATAATCTAACACACCACCCAATACTATAGTATCACCAGTTCTTGTTAAACCATTTGATGCTGTTATAGATGAAAATACATTATCAACATAACCCTTATCAACTAAACTACGATTAACAAATGTTGAACTATAATCATTAGCATATTGAATACCTCTTTTATTAGTAATTGCATTATCTTGATAAACCAAACCATTTGTATCATCACCAATAATTGTTGTTGGTGATATTAATGTACCACCTAATATAACTGTATCACCAGTTTTTGTTAAACCATTTGATGCGTTTGTTAATACACCACCAAAAACAGTATCAATATCATCCTGATTAATAGTTAAATAATTAACACCATCAATCCTAACGGGAATATCACCAGTACCACCAGATATCGCATTTACAAAAAGTTTTCCACCATTCCAAGTTAAACCACTACTTGCAATATTGCTATCAATAGTTAAACCAGTACCGTTAAATGCTAATCCAGAATTGCTTGATAATTCAACGCTAATTTGTTTTGTTTCACCAAATACAGAAATATCAATACCGTTGCCATCAGTAACATCAAGCAATTGTGAAAATTTTCCAAAATTTAATTCAGTAGTTCCTATCGTAATCGGATCGTTCGTTGTTAAAATCCATACACTATTTTTATTAGTATTACCACTTAACACAGGTATTAATGCACCTTGTGTTACTTCACCTTCTGGTGTACCATCAAAATCAGTTGCACGTGTCCAAGCACCACTATTATTTGCAATATAAATACCATTCTCTGCCTTGTTTGTTTGATTTTTCACTAATACTCTCATTCCAGTATCAGTGGTAATACCATCAATTACTTCAACACCACTTAAATCCAAATTATTACCAGTAGTTGTTGCAACAACAACGGCAGATTTAGGATCTAAACCAACGGCAATTCCATCAACATATGCCTTTGTTACCAAAGAATTATCAGTAAATGTTGTTGAATAATCATTGGTATACCTTAATCCCCTTAAATCATTTGTTGTTATTGTACCACCAGATAACACCATATTAATAATACCATCACTATTAATAACAACATCATCACTTGTGTTTAATTCAAACTTATTTAACTTATCACCAGACGTACCAAAACACAAATCATAGTCACCAGTTATTGTAGTATTATTACACAATGAACCACCAAATCCAATATTTTGATTACTACAAACACTCAAACCATTTGTTGCACCAGTCACACCACCAAATGCTGATAGTGATGTTTGACAAATTTCACCAGTTGTTGAATTGATACACAATAAACCACCTGAACCTGATGGTTGTGTTTTTAATGTAACAACTCCCGTTAAATTAACACCATTAGTAATACCTGTCAAATTAATGGTATTTACGTTAATATTATACTGATACGAACCGCATATATTAGTATTTTTTGTTAATGCACCACCTAATTCAACATCATGATCACCAACCTTGGTTAAACCATTAGACGCACCAGTTAATGAAATTGCAACATCGCTTTCAATATCACTAATTCTCGTATCAGTAGCACCAGTATAATTATTAATAACTGTTTTAGTGTAATAATTGCCACTTAAATTACTCGAAATTGCACTAGTTAACCCAGTAACATATCCAGCATCAACTAAACTACGAGGTGTATAATTTGCACTATAATCACCACCATATTGAATACCAACAGGAGTCCCCCTATTATCAGTAATTATAGTGCTTTCAGTTATAACACCACCTAATTTAACATCATGATTACCAACCTTGGTTAAACCATTAGATGCACCTGTTAATGAAATTGCAACATCACTTTCAATATCACCAATTCTTGTATCAGTTGCACCAGTATAGTTATTAATAACTGTTTTTGTGTAATAATTACTACTTAAATTACTCGAAATTGCACTAGTTAACCCAGTCACAAAACCAGCATCTGTAACAGAACGTGCATCATAAGTTGATGACGTATCTGTTAGATATTTCAACGTACCGCTACTGGCGATTAATGTATTTCCCGATAGTGTTAAAATTTTACCAGAACTTTGAACAACTTTATTGTTGTCTAACGAAATTTTTGTACTAACTGCCGTACCAACTGCCATTGTTTTCTACTATTTTATTTTTTTATATTATTTATTATTATCACATATAAATAGTTTAAGATATTAGTAACACTAAATATCGTTTAAAATTATTTTTATTTAATATTAAACATTAATTAACAAAACCAATTGCACTCCAAAAACTACCGTTATAAATTAATGTAACCGAACCATAATCGGTATTAATCATACCAGTTGAATTACCATTAATATTTTTTCCATTACCATCAATATAAATTGGTGTTGTTAATGCTTGACCTTGAATATCAGATATTATTATTTTCTGACCAATGATTGGATTTGTATTTAAATAAATATAAGCATTATTACCAATAGAATATCCACTAACACCAATAAACCTATCATTATTAGTGGTATAATATGGTGTTGAATTAATTATTGTTGTATTAATAACATCAATTCTATTATCAACATATTCTTTATCAACAAGTGAACGATTAACGAACGATGATGAATAATTAGCAGTATATGTTATACCAGAATTTACTGAAACATTTACTTTACCACCACCCGTTGCACATATATATAAATTACCTTCACTATCCTTAAAATCTATTGAAATGTTTTTACCACCATTAACCGCATAAATACAAGTATCACCAGTAATTTCACCACCAAGTATAGCAGTTTTTCCAACCTTAGTTAAACCATTACATACGTTAACAAGATTATTAGAGGTAATACCAGTCACATATCCAATATCTGGTATTTGTCTCGGATTTATCATTAATGAAGTGTAATCATTTGCGTACTTAATCAATCCATGTCCACTACAATTAAACGTATCAAAAACCCAACCATTATTAGATTTAAAATATGTTTTATCACACAAACTAATTAGTTGTTGATTAGTTGTGTCTTGACAATATTCAAATTGTAAACAATTAGTATTAATATTTAAATAAGAACATTTAGTATTACCAGTATCTGTAGTTGATAATGAAATCCAATTATTGATATTATTAGAATGTAAATGTAATACAGTATTTAAATTTGATGAATTCCTAAACATTAAATCATTTGTATCAAGATTAATACAAGTATTATCAGTTAATGTACCACCAAACAATACAGTATTTCCTAATTTAGTTAATCCATTATTAGCAGCATTTATATAATTTGTTTCAATATTGCTTATTCTAAGATTTGTTGTACCAGTATATCCAGTATAAATATTTTTACTTACGTAATTATTTGGTAATGTTGTTCCAGTAAAATTATTAAATGTAATTTTATCTAACTTACCATTCAATGTTGTGTATAAACTACCACTATTAACATCAACATTAAACGTATCACCAGACCAAACTAACGAATTACCAACTAAATTCTCGCCATCAACCGATATTACATTAACACCATTATTTGATGTAATATTAATACCAATACCTTCATTAACTTCACGTGCTAAATCAAATAACAGAAAATTTAGTGGTGTCACATCCACATATATTGGATCGGGTGTATCTAAAATCCACGAAGATTTTTTGTTCGTATCACCACTTAAAACAAACACATAACTACCACTCACAATTTCACCTTGTGGTGAACCATCAAAATCATCAGCACGTACCCATAATCCCGATTTAACAATCCAAATACCATTCTGAGTTTTATCAATCTGATCTTTAACTAAAACCCTTTTATCAGTTGTTAAAGTAATATTATCAATCGTAGTTAACCCACTAAACGGATATGTTAATGATGTTGTTGTAGCAACATCAACCGCAGGTTTGGGTCTTAATCCAAATACTAAACTATCAACATATTGTTTATCAATAATATCAGTATCACCAGTAAAATTTAAATGTGTTGTATATTTCAACACACCACCACTAAATGAAGTATCACCAGTTAATTCACCACCTAATGCAATTACCTTACCCGAATTTGATAAATGTAAACCATTTGTAACACCAGTAATACTACCACCACCACCTAACGAAAACTCTTTCCAACCGTTACTATTACCAACGTTATTAATATCCACCAATTCATAATATTTATTTTCAGATATCACATATACTATTGTTGCATGTTCTTTCAACTGTCCAGCAGCAGTGGGTTCATCAACTTTATTCGATAATGCATATAATTCTATTAAATCATTAACAGGTGATCTAAAACCACCCTTAACAAAATCACTATCTGCAACCGCTAGATTAGGGTTATTATGTTCTAATATATCAGATTGTCTTAATGCCATTTTACTATATTATTATTTTATGTATAATAATTTATGTTATTGAAATACAATCAGTAGCACCATACGCACCAGTTGCATTTGTTCTATACACCTTATATGTCAATGTTTCACCATAAGAATTAGTTACTGAAACATTCGATAATTTTGACCATGCACCAAAATCCTGATTAACACCATTCTTTATAATTGATGTAATATCATTATATGTACTTGGATACGCATAATATGTATAATTACCTATTGGAGTATTAATATTATTCCAAGTTAACGCAACTGACGATTTAAAGTTTTTATATGACAACGCTTCTACTTGTGTTTCATTAATTGTTGTGTTTGTATTAAATCCCCAATATGAAAAATATTTAAATGTTATTGATTGATTGCCACCATTACCACTTGTATACTCATCAGTATACCCAATTCTATATTCAATTGAAGTAGCATTCGTTGGTATTCCAGTATTATCGTTATACTGCGGAATAGATACTGATTGAACGTTTAAACCACTTGCCGATGATAATATCTGCCAAGTACCACCATTATATCTTCTTTCTAACGTCCATGCAGTAATATTAACTAACGCTCTATTTGATGATATTGTGCCACTTGGACTACTAATAACATTTCCTTTTTCTCTAACATTTTGTGTTTCAGGTGATGTAATTGTTCCATTTAATGTAATTGACATTGTTGGTGCTGCATATTGTTCAGGTGTAACATTATGTGTAACAGTTTTTGTTGCACCCTCACTATCTGTTACCGTATATCTATAGTTAATAATTGTTGAATCAAATCTATCAGTTTCATTAATTACGTGTGCATATTGTGTCATATCAGTTGTTATTGGTAATACATTCCAATCACCAGTATCGTTTCTTCTCCATTCAAGTAATACTGTATCAACATGCGCATTTAACGTATTTATCGTATATGAGAATGAGAGATTTACAATTTTCTGGGATTTACCAAACACAACATCATTACCCGATGATGATAAATTTACTGTAGGTTCTAACGCTTCCGTCAATGCCATCTTAATTACTTCTTGTGCAGTTTTACCACTTGAAGGTATTATATCACCATTAACATATTTACCAAATGTTTTTCCATCAGCAATACTAACAACAATATTTTCAGTAAACACACCACCACCAATAGAATTAATTATTATACTATCACCACTTTGATTTATTATCGTACTACCAGAACCAATTATTGTTCTTAATTGTAATTTTCTATAATCAACGTTTGAGTATATACCAACACCACTACCAATATTAGTTGCACCAGTAATTGCATAACCACTACCACTTTCAGAACTTGAAAATATTATAATATCATCACCAGATTGTGTTATAAACGTATCACCGCTACCTTTTAATGATTTAAACTGTATTGTATCACCAGTTCTAGTTTTATAAACACCAGTACCAACACCAACATTTTGTGCAGATATTATAGCACTTGCACCAGATAAATATATAAAAGATTCATCGTAACTAACATTTATATAATTTGGTGTTTTTGATTTAATTGTTCTATAGTTCATTAAACTATTGTCAGTATGACTATATACAGGTGATCCGACAATATACGTTGTACCAGTATTCACACTACCAATAACAGCATTAATTACTAAATTAGAACCATTATTATAAGCAACCCCCTGTTGCCACGTTGCACCTGTATATGGTTTTGATAATCCAATACCTGTATAATATGTAACACCATTTAAAAAAACACCAATATTATTTTCAATATTGCCATCAACAAGAATCCAACCCCTTATATTAGAACTACCAGTATATTCATTCCACAACCAAGATTTGTCAATTGATTGACTATAATAACCCCTTCTACCAATACCATCTATTGGCGATACACCAGTATGAATTTTACCATCAACACCTCTGTAATAATAATTATATAATGATTGATAATTACCATCATAATTACCATCTAATAAATGATTTATTGGTAATATTTGAATTCCGCTATACCCGCTAAAATAACCAATATTTGTACCACCAGTAATAATATTATCAATTGAAAATTTGGTATTGTATTTTTTTTCAATTAAATCATTATCTAAAATACCGTCTTTGTACCAATACTCAACACCATTAACATTAACAGTTAATCCAATATATCTTTCGCTTAATATTATAGTATTATTAACTTCTGTGGTTGATGAATACGGTACTTGAACACCATTAACACTTCTAATACTTAAATATCTTTTATCAAGTGGTGCGGGTGCAGCAATTTTTATATTCTCATTATACTGTATTGACATATCTAACTATTTTTAAAAGTCATTTGATAATTAATACTTGTTGGATAATTACTTACATAAAATTTATAACTAACATTAGACCAACAATTATTTGGTGAATTTATTGCACATACAACTTCAGAATCAAATAAATCACCGGGTATTGTACCACAATTAGTTGGTGAATTCGATCCTTGCCATTTCGTTTTTGTCGCACTTTCACTTGGAATTGCAAACCAAATATATTTTCCAACCACATCATAATTACTAACAATAACATTACCGCTACTAATTCCTACACATTTATTTGCACTATTAATTAATATTTGATTAATAACTGGTTTTGTATCACTACTTCCCCAAAAATATGGATAAGTGCCAACAAAATTAACACATACTGTACTTGAAACACCCGCAGGACAACATGTCATACCAACAGTATCCCCATTACTTCTTTTTGGATATTCACCAGCAGAATAACACACATATAAACCAACCCCATTATTACCATTACTAACAACACCATTAATTGATGTGGTTGTGCATAAATTAGATGTTGTAATTTTAATTGGAACTCCACCATTATAGAAAAAGTTATATTCTGTTGGCAATCCAGTTCTTGTTGAAGGACCGTTACAATACACTGGTGATACAGAACCCATATTATAACAACCAGTAGCAATAAAAGATATACTACTACCAACTTCATAAACACTTGGGTTTGGATTTAAAGATAACGTTGCAAAGGGTGGCGTTAATGTTGGTGATACCACTGGAGATGCCATCATTTCAATAATTTTATTAATATTACATCCACTAATATCAGTACCCGATACTAAACCACCTACAGTACATGTTGTTGGTGATGCACCACTATATGTAATATTTGCAGTCGTTGTTATTTCAGAAAGCACAATACAACCTGATTTGTATGTCATAACCTTTCCTTCAGATTGACCAGAAATAACAATTGGTATTCTATCACCATAATTATCGCTCAATGACAAACCACTGAAACTGCTAATAATCGTACTACCACTCAGCGTCAATGTACTACCAGTTTCTTGTCTAAATTGTACGTCATCTAAATTAGGTCTAGCAAAAAATGTCATATGAATTAATTAAATTTTATATAATTCAAATTATGTAAGTTAATGACCGTCCTGTTAATTAACTAATTCAACCAAATTGGTTGAATTATATTTAATATAAATACAATCAAATAAAATTAAAATCAACAATAAAATAAAAAAGTGGAAATGTTTTTATCGTAACATCTCCACTTTCTTTAATACCATTAATAACGTTTTTGAAAAACCAGATAATTTAATCTGAAAAACCATTCTTAACCATCAAATGTTAGGTAATACGCCCCGTTTTTATAAAAACACTGGTATTAACAGCCAAAAATGTAATTTTTGTAGCGGGTAAGGGATTCGAACCCTTATATCTTGGTTATGAGCCAAGTAAGTTACCATTACTCCAACCCGCAATATTGTCAAAAATCAATTATTTAATTGCATGTAATAAATACTACACATCAATAAAAAAAACTTTTTAATATAAAAAAATTAACCCCTTTTTAAAAGAAAATTTTCTTTTATTAATTCAAATAATACATCATGTATAATTTTTCTTGATTTAGATTTTGTTTCATTCATATCAAACGGTGTTTCTAATTGTTGTATATAATTACGTAACTTATTCAAAGGAACTTTAATTTTTCTGTTTTGAGGTTTTGGTTTTCCCAATATGTTATGATAATAATGTTCATTATAATAAAGTGTTGCAGTAACAATAGTATCGTTAATATTTTCATCAACATCAATATCATTAACAATAATCTTCATATTTTTATATTCTTTCACTGCATAATTTTTCCCAATTAATACTTCAAACCCCCATTTATGTAGTACTTTTATTATATCAATTAATTTATTTTGTAACCAATATTCATTATTTTGTATAATATCACCAACAAAATCTAACACATAACCATTCAAATATCTTAAATCTAACACATTGTTATCATAAATTACATCATTTAACGCTTCATATGAAATTTCTGGTAAATTATTTTTAATTTCATCAATCAACTCATCAAAATTATGAGCAGTGATATGATGTTTTTCCATGTATGATATCATATTACCAACAATAAAACTCCCACTAAAAATATCAAACGGTATTTCATTTAGTATTCTTAATGCCTTTTCTCTCATTGCATCATTAATAGCATCATTTATATAATAAATATATTCATCAAACATTTCACCCCAACCCATTTTTTCAAATAAGTTTTTTAAAACACCTTCTTCTGAAATATTACCAATCATTTCATCAGAAACACCAATTTTTTTTAACAATTTCTTCACCAGTGCAATTGTATCATTATCTAATCTATTATACATATAATTTAATTCATCATCATCCACTTCATAATAGTAAAGACCATTTGAAATTGTATATATATAATTAAAACCGTCATAATCGATTTCTAACATATCAGCCATTTCGGTGTCAGATAATCCCAAATAAACAACATCATCGTCATACGATACACCATCTGACGTATTAAAACTATTAATAATATTACTATTACTTATTACATTAATAAGCAAATCAGGATTATCATCATAATTCATTAATGCATCCATCAAATCAATATCATTGACATTTAATTTAGATTTTATTAATTCATCAATATAGTTATCAAAAATATCATAAGTTAACCCCTTACTTTTAAGAATCGCACCTAAACTAACCTTATCATTACCCTTTACATGTGTTGCCGAATGTTCAGGTTTTTTTCTATAATACGCAACACCTACCAAATAATAATCATTATTGGGGGTGTAATTAAAATCCCATATAAAAAAAATATTTTTACCACCACGTCTATAACTATTCCAATGTTCTTTATCTCTAGAAATACACCACTTCGTAGTACAACCCAATATAGTCGAAGATTCAAAAGTTTTTATATGTGCAATTAATATTTTTTTATTCAAATCATCATATACTATTTCGGTATCTGGTGTGTTTTCAATTTTTTTCTTGATTGAAAAATAATCTTGCCCACTCACCACAGCATGAATATAACCAACCAAATTATTAATAACCACACCAATATCTTTATAACCACTAATACTATCCATAAAATATCTTCGATGATCTTTTGTTAGTTTACTATAATAATCATTAGCAGCATTTTTTATAATATTTTTTTCATCATCGTTAAGTGTTTCATATTGCTTTCTTAAATTAAGTGGCAATTCATTTATTAATTTTTTCAAAAATCTATTACCTTCAAAATCAATAATATCTTGATAAAGTTCTTCATATGTTTCATAAGATAAAATTGGTTTAGGTAATTTAGTTAAAATTGTTTTGTTTTGTTTAATATAATCGTGTAAATTTTTTAAACGTTTAATTGGTACATTATCATTTAAATAAAAACGTGTTAATAAATAAGTATAACCGTCACCCCTAGTAATACCAGTAATAGTATCAAAAATATTTTTACCTGTGGTATTTGTATTCGGATCAAGATTTTTTGATTTCAAAAAATTCTTTGTCTGATTAACGTTTTCAAAAAATAACAATTCCTCAGTAATTTGATTTAAATAAAAATCATCAACATTTCTTTTCATAATCAAATAATTTTAATTTATAATAATAAATACTAATTGTAAAAAAAATCGATGATTGGAAAAATCATCGATTTTAAAAACATAACTCACGACATATTTCACGTTTTGCGTTTCACATTTTGCGTCTTACGTAATTGTGATAACAAATCATTAATATTATTATTATCAACACCCATAGATACATCTGGGTCAATCAAATTAAAATCATTTGTTACACTATCAATATTTTCAATATTCGAAATTATTGTGTTATCATTTGAAGTATCAGCACAACAATTCGTATTAAAATTTTCCGATAAATCATCGTTATTGTAATTATCTAACACATTAAAAATAACACCTTCATTTGAATTTAAATTCTAATTACCCAATTCATTTAATTTATTCGCCTTTTCTTCTATTTTTTTTATATCATTATCATCATAATGTTTTAATGACTTATTTACTTTAGAAAATTGGTATCTGGGATCGTTTATTATAATTTGCATAGTATCGTTATTGAATATACAATCCACAAATTTTTGCCCATCTTGTGCAAATCTCGCTTTTAAAATCGAAATATTTGCTAATTGTGCTTCTTTTTGTTCTTGTGTTTTTGCAATACTCATAAAAAAATGGGCTTTTTGTATTCTTTTAATACTACCACCAGATTGCTGTGCATCAACAAACTCAGCATTAAATCCCGAACGGTTTGTTTGTATTGCAGTCCATGCAGGAATATTAAAATCAGATGCTAATGCTTCGAATGCTTTTATTACCGAAAGTTCAGCATCGTTTCTATCAGATGTTTTTTTATGTGATTCAACACAATCCAAATAATCCAAAACTAAAATATCAAATTTAAATCCATATTTCTTTTGATATGCAATCATCCAATTTCTAATATCTAACATTGTTGTGTTTTCTTGACTAAATCTTTTTATAATCAATCTACCCTTACCTTCCATTTTTTTTGCCTTCTCATGCACAATTTTAGATACCCTTTCATTCTCTTCATCTTCATCCAATTTACTTAATTTAGATTTTGCCCAAATCGTATAATGTTTACGTTTTATCTGATCTTTAGTATCTTCAAAAATTATTTGCGCAACATTTTTTTCATCTTCATATGCAGTATTCGCAACTATTGTTAAAAATGTTGTTTTACCAACACCTGATGGTGATAAAACAATACCAATTTCACCCTTACCCAAACCACCACCAGTAAGTGCATCAATAGCACCAATACCAGTCGCAATGGGTTGTCTGAATTCTTTTCTCAACGCATTATCAATACCCTCAATAACTTCTTCACAATCATCATTATCTTCACCAATATTTGATATTTTTTGAAAACGTTCCTCAATGGTAAAGACAATATTCTTATTTTTTATTTCACCATTTTTAACTTTTTCTAAAATATATTCAGCAACTTTTCTATATTCTTGTTGTTTTATAAATTGATTAGTTGTTTTTTGTACCGCATCACCATCATATAACATTTGTTTATTAATGACTCTCTCATTCCACAACTCAATTCTTTTAACTATAGAAAATAATGCTTCCTCTTCTATTAAATTATTTGGTGTTTTATATTTATTAATTGCTTGATGTATACTCTTATTTTGAAGATTTGGTACTTTTTGATAATCACGATAATATTCTAATATAATTATATATAATCTTTTTAAATTAGGATCATCAAAATAATCGATCGATAAATTGGGTATTGTTTTTTCAGCAAATTCAGGTTCTACCAAAAGTTGCCACATTAATTTTTGTTGAAATTCAGGTCCTAAATAAGCACTAAATGTATTTTCATTAATATCTCCCATTTCTATCTATTTTTAAAAAATATAACAATACACAACAATAAAATTATTGCAAAATAATAACATATTTGTTGAAATAATACTAATAATTAAATCATCAGCAACTTTTTAAACTATTCAACAATCTTTCTCTATCGGCAAGTGATAATTCTCTAACCTGAAGAAATGTGAGTCCTTTACGATTTATTAAATCATAATCATCCCAAATGTTTTTAATATCATTCTTTTTTATTCTTTCTACAATACTATCAGTTATTTCAACAAATGTTTCAACAATATCAACAGACCATCTTGAAATGGGATTAAATGAATCAACATAAAAAATTCTTTCAACAATCGGATTATTGTTTATATATAAACCAAATTTAAATTCAACACCATGAATAATTTTATCGTCAATTTGTTGTGTTATTGGTGTTGGATTATAATACACATGTTCAGAATGAATTAAGTCATAAGAATACTCATCACTATTAACATCATCAAAATTAATTCTACCAACACCATAGTCAGTAACATAACTACGCTTTGATAATGTTTTTTGTAATCTTGAAATTATTCGTGGTAAAATATCACGAATATCAATTGAATACCTAGTAAACGGATTAAACTGATCCGCATCATAAATTTTCTCACAAAATAAAATATCATTCTGATAAAGAGAAAATTTAAAAATATTGTTTCCATCAATATTACTCATACGTATATAATTTAATTGATTAATAATTTATTTACAAATATAAATTTGTTTTAATAATAATAAAAGAAAATTTTATATATTTCTTTTATTTTTTTTCAAATACTCTGTAAGTAGTTGTTTCTCATTCATAATTACAGTATAAAATGGTTCAACATAATTTGGAAATGTACTACCATATATGCTTAAAAAACCATCTTCTTGCATCATTTTAAATAAATTTTTACTACCCCTATTTTCGGGGGATAGTGGCATTTCTAACTGATTTAATTCATCAATCGCCAGTTCATTTAACATCGGTTCTTTTAAATTTACTAATTTATAATTAATTTTTAATCTATCAATATTTTTTAATATATTTTCTAATGATTTTATTGGCTTTTTTTTATTAATAATACGTTCTTTATTAATTAAATCCGCCTTTGTACAAATTTCACGAACTGTAAGTTGTTTATATTTTAATTCGGGAAAATATTTTAATAATGTTTTTTCACCAACATCATCAATACCTTTAATATTATCAGCAGTATCACCACAAATTATTTTTATTGTTAAAGCATTAGTATAATGATGGTCAAAATACATTAAATAATTATACTTTGTTATCGGCTTTTCGATATTTGGAAAAATTATTGTTATATTTAAATCTAATAATTGTGCAAAATCCCTATCATTAGAATATAAAAAAATTTCTTCTTTATCATAATTTCTTAAACAATATTCAGCAATTATATCATCTGCTTCAATATTATCAACCTCAATTTGTCTTAAAAACAACTCTTCTGCATACGCTTGTATTCTTTTTCTTTGCTTTAATAGGGATTCTTCCTTTTCTTTTTCTCTACGAATTTCTGCTTCAGTCATTTCAATTTTTTTATACCATTCTTTCGTTTTACGATTTGCTTTATATTCCTTATCAATTCTATGACGATAAATACCACCACCCTCACCATCCCATACTAAAACCACCTTATTAATCATGTGTTCTTTTATTAACATACGAATTGTTGTTAAAAAGGAATATAAACCACCAATATGACCAAAATTTACAGAATATGTATCCTTTGCGCCATGAAATGAACGCTTCAAAAGATAGGAAGAATCCACTAATAAAGTTCTAATTTTCATTATTCATCAACATCAGTTCTTTCAATAACGCCATCAGCAAATGAAATTTTACCATTACTATCAATCGCTTTAGTGTTAAGTGTTAAATCATCAGCACTAATACTATTATCTTCAAATAAATTACGAAAATAAAGAATATGTTCTTTCTTAAACGCATCTTTATCATCAGGATGAACAAAGCCAAGTGGTGTTGATATTATGCGACCTTCCATTGAAATACCACCAAGCGGACCGTCAACATGATTTTTTGCTACACTGATTTTTGTTTCAATACCATAACTAACCTCACGTTTTTTACTCTCAGCAGTCGCTGCTTTGGTAGAATGACTAAGAATACCACCAAAATGATATATCAGTCTTGAGCCTAAATACCACGTTTCACCACCCTTGTGTTTAACAACACCTTTATTCATATTATCAATCCATATCTTTTGTACCGCAACAACGGTATTTGTATACTTTCTATTCTCTTTTCTTGAACTAGGTATTGTATTATTTAACAAATACATAAACGCCTTTTCATATGCACCAGCATTCCACATATTATTCTGCGTATCATCCTTTTCGGCAGCCTCAATTGTTTTAACACAATTTAAAGTACCGATTGAATCGATTGCAAATAATAAATCATATGGTAATTCACCAGCATCTTGCATGTCAAGAAAATAATAGAAACATTTTGCCAAATCTTCAATCGATGCTTCAGTTCTATCTTTATTCTGCTTTTTACCAAATTCGTTCAATAAATAATCATTATCAATTCTAATATAATTATCAAAATCAAACCCAAGTTCTTTTAACCTATAATTACCCCTACCCATATTATTTTCAGTATCAATTAATATAGGTAAAATCCCCTTTCTTTGTGCAGCAACCAATGATTCACATATTGCAGTTGATTTACCTGTATTGGTATGACCTCTAAATAACGTTACATAACCCTTTGGAACACCGGGTAATCCTGTTGCTTTTTTAAAACCCTTAGAAAATTCAATCCATTCTAATGGCTTGTCAGAAATATCTTCAATACCCGCTTTCTTTTTAAAATTATCCAACGAAAAGTTTTTCTTCGGCGTAGGTTTACGCACATCATTCATTGGAACATCTTCATTGATTTTTTTTGCCATAATATTCAACAATTAATTTTGTTAGAGATTTAAATAGTGAGTGGTATGATACCACCCACTATCCGTTAAATATAAATTCAATTAAAATGGTAAATCATCGTAATCATCAAATTCAGATTCATCATTAACAACATCTTCAATATCATCAGATTTTACACTTGATTGGGTATTTGAAACAATTTTATTTTCAGATAAAATTTCATTACCCAAATCAGTTGCATCGTCATTAAACTTACCAACTTTTGATTGTGTGATATTACTAATACTTACCGATTCATTATCATAAATATCAGAAGCATATTCAAAATCATCGTCATAATCATCAAAAATTGCCCTACGTGTATTTGCTGCTTCTTCCAAATCAGGGCGACCCGGAAATACCCAATGTTTATTATTCGCATCAGTATCATCCCAATACGGATTAGTACCATTTGCAACAGATTGTAAAAATTCATAAGGTGTCATACCGGGGGCTGTTTTAGGTTTAAACACATCCCGCCATGTAATATTATCATCAAGCCATTGTTTTGCAACAATAGGGTCTTGACTTAATAAAGATTTTCCACGATATGTTATCGCCGATACTGCTTTATATATATGACCATTAAATTCACTTTCAGTCATTGTTATAGATAAATCAGTACCATTTACTGGATCAGAAAAATCCGC